GCTGGCCGCCGTGGCGATCAGCACAGCGTTAAGCAGGTCAAGCGCCGCCATCGACGGCGTGAGCGCCCCCGTGAAGCCCTGCGCCGCCAGCAGCACCACAAGGGCCACAAGGTAGGCAAGCAGCTGCGTCGGGATATGTACGAGACTGTCCAGCCAGTTCTTAATAAACTGGGTAATTACGCCGGTGCAGGCCATGCACCCCGCAAAGGTTGCGATATATTCCCATGTGAAAAACTCTTTAAAATCCATCTTGATCCTCCTTATACAGTCTCGGGTGTGTAAACTCTGAAGTGCGCCGCTAACTGGCTGGGAGGCCAAAGCATATTGTCAATTGGGCCGTTGTAACATTCGTAGACTGTGTTATCCTCCCGTACCAGCATTCCAGTTTTCGCGGCCATACTGTACGTATATGGATAAACACCCTCTCGATCAGGTGCGGGACGCACGCCATAGACAGATTCCATCCCGACACTAAACGGAGGTTGGTATGCCTGAGCGAGTGTCCCATCTGCTTTGGCATATCCTACTTTGCCTTCCCAGCGAAAAGGCTGATTGCAGTTGTAAGTCTCACCGGGCGTCCACTCCGGCAGAACATCTGCAAAGATTCCCGCGTCTGCGGGTGGCTCGGCACCGGCGGTGAGCAGGGTTGCAGCGCCTGCGGATTTCAGGTTGTCCACATACTTTACAATATCTTGCGCGTCTTTTGCATAATCAGGCATTAGATTCACCTCCGGGCAAAGTGTTTTGCGTCTCTGTGTAATAGGATCGAAGTGCTTCAAGCTCTTCTTCCTGAGTGAGTTCTTTGGGAATCTCGTTTTCTGTTATCTCATACCAATTATCCGCTGTGTCGAAAATGCTTAACCATACTTCCTTTCCATAGGTAGTGCCATTAGTCATAACGAATCCTCCGTCTGCGTAAAGAACAGTTGTCCCATTAATGATCACTTGCCTCATAACGCCAATGTCCACCCCTTTCCTGTTGCGATTGATTTATCCGCATCTGTAAGATCTGAAACGCCCGGATTTCCTGTCAACGTAACCACTTTTGCCGTAGTAATCGTTGGCAAACCATTGAAAAGATTTACAATCGCCGGATGGGATAGTGATGCATTGGCAAATGATAAATCTTGTGGGCTTGACCACGAGGATGTTGTTACAAGCAAAATAGAAGATAATGAAAAGCAATCCTTGAATGCATTAGAAGCGCTGTAGACGTTCGCTAAAACAAATTGTGGAATAGTTGTGAGAGAGCAGCAACTCTGAAATGCATAAGAAATATTATTAACGCGTTGGAAATTGAACGGAGGAATACTGCTCAATGAATAACAAGATGAAAACATCGAACTAATTGAAAAGACGTTTTTTAGATTTAATGGCGGTACCGATACCAGAGATCCGCAACCATTAAACATGTATTCGACCGATGTAACTTTTTCTGTCTCAATCATCGGTATGGTGCGAAGTGAACGACATTCTTGAAACATGCGTTGCATATTTGTTACATTGGCCGTATTGAGAGATGGAATCGCCGCGAGAGCGTAGCAGCAATTAAATGTACCATACATTTTCGTTATGCTGCTTGTATCGAACTGTAGAACAGACATGAGAGCGGAGCATGACGAAAACATATATGTTGCGTCAGTAATTGACGTTTCCCCCAGAATGCTTACATATGCCAAATGAACAAGACCATATCCCACATCATGTCCAAATTTTAAGCTTGTAACAGATGGCGTTTTACACTTTATTTCTTTCACACACCATGACGAGAAGCCATCTGGTAAAGGCTTTCCGTTATGCGTTGATGGCTCCCAAGCTGTTATATTTGTCCCACTAATCCGGATCATGCACTGCATCATCCCATCGCTTGTAAGATTTCCAAAATCAGATGCAAAGAGTTCGTTTTCATATTTTGTCTCACTCGCTATGGTTTGCGTTTTAGTGCTGTCTGACACAAATTCTCCATTGGTCATGGTTCCAAGCTCTACCGTATAATTTCCAGTACAACTTGTGGTAAACGCAATTAGGTTGCTGAATCCTTGTGGAATATGGAATAGCAAGTACATTTCGTCATCTTGAACGAGGTTATCCGCTGGCATTGGAAGCCAATCAGATGGCCTCGTACTTTTATAGACTTGCATTGGATCGAGTGGATTTATTGGGGCTAATGCCCCGCCTTGTGGAAATCTATTTATTAAAGCCATCCGAATCACTCCTATCCCAAAATTACAATCACTACCGGAAGATCAATTGTGGGCTTCTCGCCGTCCGCCGTGATTGTCACACTGTTTTCAGCTCTCGCCGTTGGTGCAAGCATTGCCGCCCTTGCCACAGTGCGTTGTTCCACAGTTGTGTTTTCTTCGTTCAACCCGACTTCAACCACCTGCGAATTGTCCCCGATTACGCCCGCAACAGATACAACTTGTGTAAAAGGCGCTGCTTCCCCCTGCCAGCCTGCGGCGGTGAGTGTGGTAGTATAGGTTGCGGTTTCGGACTTGCCATTCCACGCCGCTTTTTCAGCGGGCGTGACAAACTTCCTCGCGTCGGTCTCGTCAATCATCTGTGCACTGTGCGTGGCCGGATGGACATAGTTATTCGCGTTCTCTGCAATCCCCGCGAGCTTTTCCTTTTCGGCGGTCGTGTAGTCGTTCGTGGACAGGCCCTTGCCAGCTTCCGCCAGTATATAGTCGTCCGGTGACCTGCCACTATCCACAGGATTTCCGTTTGCATCCAAAGCGGAGAGGTTTCCAGCAGTGGGGGAGGGAGCTTTCAGGGCGTAATTGGTGTGACTATGCGTTTTGGGCGCGAAGTCATCCGGCTTCTTTCCGCTGTCAGTGAGATTGCCATCTGCATCCAATCCCGCAAGATTGCCTGCTGTGGCATCGGTGACTTTATTTGCCTTGCCCTGGTTCAGTCCTTCAATATTCTGCCGGACTGCGTCAAAATCCGCAGCCGTAAAATTTCGGGCGATGACTTCACCCGCCTGCCATTCCTTCGCAGTGCCTTCCACGCCACGCACACATCCGCTCAATGCGCTATCAGTCTTTGCTGCATAACAGATGGTTTCGGCATTTTCATCCGTTCCTATGACTGCCAGATTCGGCGCAGCCGGAAAGGCATCGATATTATCCACCGGGATGATAGTGTCGGCCGCGCCGATTGCCTGCGTCAAGAGTGCCTGCGGGGAAAACGGCATGGCCGGATACATGGTTTTATTGAGCAAGGGAAAAACCTCCTTTAAACAACGTTATCGCCGCGGCTCTGGACGAAGCCCTGTACATACATGTCGATTGTGATATAGGCAAGATCATTCGGCCGGATTTCGACATTCTGCCAACTGCCGCGCGGGATCAACCCATCACTGCCCACCAGGTATGGAGTGAGGTCAATCTCGGCGGTCGTAGCATTAAAAACAGCCTTTTGCGTACCATTTACCAGCAGTGCAAAAGACTGAGGGTTTCCGAAAAAGTAAATGCCAGGTGCAATCTCGTGATCGTGTGCCGGGAGCGTAATGCTGTGTGTATGATCGTCCACTTCAAAATCGTGACGGTGGGACGGGATGCTGACATCGTGTTCATGTTTTGGAAGCCAAAAATTATGGACATGCCGCGTTGCGCTTTCGCTGCTCGGCACACTGGTATCTTCCAATGTTGTTTTTCCGCCGCTTTGGCCGGTCGTGCTGGTCCGGCCGCCGCCGCTGCTGGTGGAGGTACTGGTCCCGCCGCCGGAGGAAGTGGTGGTCGCCGTGGCGCCGCCGCCCTCAGTGGCCTTGGAGTAAGCACGAAAGGCACCCATGCGAACCTTCGCCATAACCTTGTTGATGACCCGCATCTCAGCGGGGATATAGAAATCCATGACAGTTCCATTGTTCGCATCCGCGTTACCCTGTAACGCCTGAGAATAGAGCTGTGTCGCGCCTTGCGAATAGGTCATTTCAATCCGCTGCCTGTCCGCGAGATCCGCGACGGTGGAGGCGATGTCCTGCAGCCGGTTTGCAACGGTAAGGGTGGAATTCTTGACGTCCTCATAATCGATCTGCAGGTCGGTGATATAGGTTTTCTCCCGCACACCGGTTTCCGGGTCGATGATCTCGACGATTTTACCGGTTTCCGCCCGATCTAATTCTCCGCCTTGCAGCTCTGCGAATTCAATTTCATATTCAACCTGTGGTTGCTGCAGCTCGCTAAGCATTGCCTGCGCCGCGGCCTTTAGGCTTTCCGCGTTCTCATACCGGCGATCGATCCAAACACGCTCAATGATCCCATATTGTGCTACAACCTCCGGCGGGCTTTCGAGATATGGGATACCGCCATTAATCTGCGCGATGGAGAGCTGGTTCACTCCCTCTCCGTACCCCAGCGGATAGAGCCGGGTGCAGATGTTCTGCGGGTCGGAGCTTCGCCGCATCTGCAGCAGGTTCTTTGAGCGCCGCACATAAAGCTGTGGAGGCTGGTTTTCATCCAGTCGCTTGAGACTGAGCTTCCAAGGATATGTGCTGGTGTCGGTGTGCCAGATGTAGTTTTCGGTAAAGGGCTTTGGCACACTGAACAGAGCTGCAAGAAGGTTTTCCTGCTCCCAGCCGTATTCAAACTGCCGCGAAAAGTCGCATTCCGACAGCACCCAATTGCGTTCAAGCTGCTGCCCCAGCAGGTAGTTGATGACATCGGCGGTATAGGTACCAAGATTCCCGACCTGCCGCCAGCCGAACATGACCCGATCGAGCAGTGTAGCGAGAACGTGCTCACAAGAGTAGGTAATAAGGCCGGTGTCGTCAACCTCGGATTCCTGCGGCAAAATACGATAGAGTTCGCCGCCATTGTATCTGATATACCGGAACGGCTGGCACGCGGCATTCTTTGGATCGTCATAGGGAAGGGCAAAAGATAGATGCCATAAGGCGTTGATCGGTTGCTCTTCGGTGACGTTACAGACGTTCTGCAAAATTTTAATCCGCATCCGCTGACGGTCAAAAAGCTCAAGCATTTACAGATACCTCTCTCGATAAAGAACGGTCCCATCAAGCTGTCCGCCGGTGCCGGTGTCAACGATGAAGTCCACCAGCTCACGATTCAGCCTGATCCAATTGCCGCTCTGCAGGTGCAGGATGGGTTGCCCATCCAGATAGACCTCAAAATTCTCGCTGTCGATAGTGAGGGTGCCGCCGGCGGGGATCGTGGCGGTTATTACAGCGGTTTCCCGGTCGAGAATAGAGGTGACCACTGTACATCCGACCGTTTCGGCAAGCCTTGATGCGTGTAGGAAATCTTTGACCACACCCGTGACGCCCAGCAGCCCTTCTTCAAAAAGAAATGCAACGCGCATGTCTTTGGCCGCATAGAAACTGCCATTTAGGGATTCGTTCAAGTTGAAACTCGGACAAATATCCTTGGCGGAATAAAACTGTCCGTCAACCTGCGCCGCCAGGCTTGCGCGGATGATAATATCAGCATTGGCCGCGATGCGCGAAAGCAGTTCCGTATGTAAATCCATGCCGAACGGAATGCCGATCGACGCAATGGCGGAGCCATTCAGCCGCTCCGAAAAATAAACCGCCCCGGTAATCACCGGCATATCCTTGCCGATGGTTGCAAGCCCGCCGAACACTTCGGATAGATAGAGCCGGATCTGGATATCCTGGCTTGTCCCGGATCGCAGCCCAAAGCGGGTATGCCCAAACGCTCCGCCAAACATCAGTTGATCGCCACCTTAATATCTCCCGCGTCGACCTTCGGCATATAGCCGCGCTTGATCTCCTTCGCGGGGAGTTTTTCCTGCACCCAGACCGGCTCTCCACCGGTAATTGCGTCATAAAATGCGGTGTAGCTCCATAATCCCCAGGGTGTAGTAGGACGGTTGAAGATAACCGCTGCAGAATTCTGGCTCATCATCTGGCCGCTCTCCGCCTCTGCCGGCGCAGAAAAGGCCACCGGAACGCGGGCATAGTTGGCACCAGCCAATTCGCTGCCGCCGCTCTCCGGGTTGCCCGACCAGAGCGTCAGGTGCGGTGTGCAGCCTGCGATGCTCTGGCCGCGCAGGACGTTCAGGAGTTTGGTTTTGTAGGCGTTCGACAGGTTGCCGGTGAGATAGTAGACAATTTCACCGGCGAGAATGACCGGCATCTCGGAAGCGGACACGATCAGATCGTCGGTCAGCTTGCCGTAGAGCAGCATTTCGCCGCCAATCTTGCTGTCGGAAATTCCGATATGCGTCACGGTGCCGGCATCGGCCTGCGCCATTGCGAACGAAATTTCGGTATCGTTTTTCACCCCCAGCCCACCGCTTTCGGCGGCCGGTGCCGAAAAGGTGATGAGTTGTCGCTCATACCCTGTATAGGTGATTTCTACCCCTTCGCCGGTTTCACCGGGGTTGCTCAAATAGAGCCCTATATACAGGGCGCTCGGCGCGGTGAGCGTCACGCCCCGCATGATGTTGAGAAATTTGGTTTCAAGTGTATTGCATGCGTACAAATTAAATCCTCCTTTTGATCGCGGTGATCGTGACGTTGGTGATTGCGTAGGAATTGGGATTGTGCAGGGTAATAACACATGGGGCATTCGCCGTGCCCCGGTAAGGAACGGCATTGTGTCCCGAGCTCACTGGAGCGTCAACCGCATCCATATAGGCGAACGGCTCGCAGATGAAGTTCAGTTCGAATTCCCGCTCAACCTCCATCGGGTAGTCGAGAATCTCGTCGGGATCGTAGAGCTCCCCGATATAGTATTTGTCCGGTTCGTTCCAGAGCCGAATCTGTTTTTTCTGGCAGAGGATATAGACGATTTCGCGCAGCGCGGCGCGGGTGATCTTGCGTTCGAGCGTACAGGAGAGGCGCAGCGTGCGTTCCTCAAAGTTCTGCGCGCCGAAGTCATACATCCCGTCGCGGTGTGGAATCGCAACTTTTCGCGCGCGCTTGGGCGGGAAAAGGAAGTCGTGGGCGATCACCCGGATGCCCCAATCGTCCGCGCTGTTGTGGTTGCCGAACTGGAAACTACTACCGGTCATGTTGGAACAAGCCCCCTTCTGCGCATATCTTTCTGAGCTTCACGCCCGATTTCGCGCCCGATCTTCTTGGCGTCGGCAGTTGTATTGCCAGTGCCCTGGTACTCCACATAGACCGTGACGCCGTTTTCGTTGGTCACCTTCTGTGGTGCGCCGGAAGACGCGGCGAAGGCTACTGGGGCGGCAATCTTTTCCGCTGCGCGGGAGGTCTCGAAATCCAGCGTTGCCTGCATTTTGGAGAACACCTGTGCGGCCTGATCTTCAAAGCCCACGCCGATGCCCTGCATCATGGGCTTCCCGATTTCGTCCCGGAAGCGGGTAGAAGGAGAATGGATTCCGAGAAAATCCTTTGCGCCGTCAATGGCCGCTTTTGCGGCATCTTTCACGGCGTTGGCCAATTTTATGGCGTAATTTTTGACCCCGTCCGCGATGCCCATAATGATGTCCTTGCCGAGCTGCAGCCAGTTGATCGACAGGAAGGTGTCGCGAATCTTTTGACCAATTTGCAGGGCGCTCTGGATGACGTTCCCAATGAATTGAAGCAGGCCGGAGGCCAGGGAAGCCATAATCTTCATCGAGGCCTGGATGATCTGCGGGATGTTGTTGATGAGCGCTGTCGCCAGCGTGAGAATCACCTGGTATGCCGTGGTCACCACCAATGGAAAATTATTGATTAGGGCATCACAGAGCTTCTGGATGATTTCGGGTGCCTTTTCCAATAGCTGTGGCAAGGCTTCGATCAGGCCGTTTGACAGGCCGATCATGAGCTGCAGGGCAGCGTCAATCAAGAGATCGATGTTGTCAATCAGGCCTTCCGCCAACGTGAGGATGGCGTCAACCGCGGCAGGAATCAATTCGGGAAGTGCCTGTGCAATCCCGAGCGCCAGCCGAGCGATCAATTCGACCCCTGTTTCCAGGATAGACGGGAGTAATTCAAGGATCCCAGTTACAAGAGAGGTGATAATCCCGATAGCAGCCTCAGCCAGCTGGGGAAGATTGTCCCGGATTCCGGTTACGAATGCTTGGATGACCTGTACGGCGGTGTCGATGAACTGCGGGGCGCTCTGCGCGGCCTTGACGGCCACCTCCGCAAAGATGCCGCCAAGGGATTCTACTGCTGCAGCTATGCCGCCTCGTTTAAAGGCCTTTGCAATCTGGTCAACATATTTTGTAGCGGACTTCGCAACATCACGCAGGGGATCTTGAACACTCTCATAGAATGCAATCCCCAATCCTTCCAAGCCGCTTTTTAGGATGGTGATCTGGCCTTGCAGATTGTCCTGCATGGTTTCCGCCATGCGCAAGGCTGCGCCATCCGCGCCGTTGACCGCCGCTGTGAGTTTTTCAAAATCTGCTTCGCTGGCACCTACGATGGCCAGCAGCCCGCTCATCGCTTCCTGCCCGGCGATGCCTGCGGCATAACTGGCTTTTTCTTCGTCCGTGAGGCCGGATAATTTCTCTCGAAGTTCGCCCAGTAGATCGCTTAACGGCCGCATGGATCCATCAGAATTTGCGGCGCTGATTCCAAGTGCGTCCAGAGCGTCGGCAGCGTCTTTGGGCGGCTTCACAAGCCGGGTAAACATCGCACGCAGCGCGGTTCCAGCCTGTTCGCCCTTGATGCCCGCATTGGCCATCAGCCCGATCGCTACCGCGGTGTCCTCGATGCTGTAACCCATCGCGCCAGCAACTGGGGCGACATACTTGAAGGTGGCGCCCATGAGCCCGACGTTTGTGTTTGCATTGGAGCTGGCCTGCGCCAACACATCCGCGAAATGGCCGCTGTCTTGAGCGGAAAGCCCGAAAGCGGTCAACGCATCGGTTACAATGTCGGATACTGCGGCTAGATCTTCGCCGGAGGCGGCCGCAAGATTCATAATCCCTTCAATGCCGCCAAGCATGTCGGTGGTTTTCCAGCCCGCCATTGCCATGTATTCGAATGCGGATGCGGCCTCGGTGGCGCTGAATTTGGTCTTGGCGCCCATTTCCTTTGCTTTGTCGGAGAGGGCTTCCAGCTCGTCTCCGGCCGCGCCGGAGATTGCCGCCACCTTGGACATACCAGCTTCAAAGTCGCTGCCTACCTTTATGGCAGCCGCTCCGGCGGCGCCCAAAGCCGCGCCCACTGCGCCGATTGCTACAGCGGTGCCTTTCAGAGCGGCGCTGCCGACCGAACCGAGCTTTTTCAGACCGGACTCCAGTCCGCTACTGTCAAGCTTAGAATCGATAATTATGCTGCCGTCAGCCTGTGCCAATGATCTCACCACCTTGTATGGTTCGTCATCGGCTCTCAGGCACTACTTGACGGGGATTTTAATTTCAAATTCTTTGCGGCAGTTTCTGCCTTTGCAAATAACAAAAACGCCTCTGCACACCGCCTTTTCGCTGTATGTCAGAGGCATTTTATAACCGCAGTGTGGGCACATCACCCATTGCCTTTTATCTTCCAATACGCAATCCTCCAGCAAGCACACCGGCGAACGCCCGGGACTTCTCTTCATCTGTGCGGTTGTCCGGAAGCTTGTGCAGGACCTTCATTCGGGCATAGAACTGACGCTTGGAAGGTGTCATATCCGAGGTGATCTCGACCGCCCGGTATCCCATGACCTTGACGAACTCATTCTCATCGGTCAGGGCGGAGAACATCGCACGGAATTGCCACCAGTGCAGATTTGCAGATGTGAGATCAATCCCATACTGGCTCCGGAAGGCAGCGTAAATCAGCGCGTCGTCATGCTCAAAGGAATAGATCCGCTTAGCTGCCGGTCCGCTGTTTCCAGAGGTCAAGTCCGGCGGATCCTTACCGCAGCGATAAAACCAGAGCAGCGCGTCTGCCGCTGCGGGGAGGTTGTGAGGGAAAGCGGGGAAGTAGAGCCGGATCGCCTGATACAGCTTTTCCTGCTCGGTAAACTCCGAATCCTGCATCAACAGTTCAAACAGGACGCCAACGCGAAAATCCGTATTGATTCGCAGATATGCACCGGCCGCCTCGACAGTATACGGCAGATCGTCAACCAGAAGGTTCACTTCTTTGTGCGCCGTGCCGCCCGGTTGGGGGAGTACTTTTGCAGGCGCTCGGAGCGGAAAGCGTTGATCTCATCGATCAGGAAATTCATGACCTCGATCCGTTCAAAGAGATCCTTTTCGCGGCCGGAAAAAATCTTTTCGCTGGCGCCGCCGCCCAGCACGCCGTCAAGCGTCCGGTCGCAGAAATCACAGGCTTCCGCAAGCTGCTGCGAAACATCTTCTGATTCCCGGATATTTTGAGAACGCTCAAGAGCCTCTTTGCCAAAGCGCGAGAGCCGATCAGCCAGACCGGCATCGGCAACACTGATGGAAAAGGTGTTCCCGGCAATGTCGAGATCAAGCCGGGATGAACCGAATTCAAACTTTCTGACCATAGGTTAAGCCCCTTCCTTTGCGGTGAAGGCCTTGGTGGCCGGATCCCATTCGCCCGCAATGGCATCGCCGCGGTAAAGCAGGGAACCGGTGACCGCAAGGGATTCGCCCGCGTTGCCGCCCCGCACAGCATCCGCCTTGATGGTAACCTGCTGTTTATAAGCTTTCTGCTTTCCGGCAGTAGTGTCCCAGGTATCCACAAGAACCACGTCGGTGACGCAGTCGCTTCCGGTCTTGCGTAACTCGCCGATCTCGCAGATGAACTGGATCACGGGATCCGCGTTCTCACGTTCGGCCACAAAGGCCATCGTCGGCGCATACCCGGTGATGCTGGAGGTGCCGGAACGCTGGTGAATATAGTGCGTGTCTTTTTGGGTGGGGTTGAGCTGTTCGTTCGCTTCCGAAAATCCCTCGCCCATCAGCTCGTAGGTCGGGGATTCCCCGGCGGGGGTGGTATTCATGTATGCTAAAAACTCGTGGCGCATCACAAGTGCCATGTCAATTCCTCCTTAGACAATCGGTTTTTGTGTAAATTCAAGCATGTAGACCGCTTGATAGTCCTCGCTGCCGTCCTCGTTGGCGGATATCATGGAGGGGAAGGATTGCAACTCGATTCTGGTCACCTCCCGCCCGGCGGCGAGGGGCGGAAGATCTCCGGCAAGCGAGCGTCGCTCCAGCTCCCGGCCGATGTTGTTGAGGGCGCCGGTGGCGGCAATTCTCGTGGAGGTGTCCGCCCCCTGCACCCGCACGTAAAGGGCAAAGGGAAACTGCGCGGTGTACCCGCCTATGATGTTCTGGCGGATTTTTGTTGCACCCGCGAGCTGCTGCAGCATCACGGCGGGAGCCTCGCCCAGCTCCTCCAGCCGGATTTTTGCCGGGAGGCCGGGCAAGGTGTTCAGATAATCCAACAGGACTGTGATGATCTGTTCATTTTCCGTGAGGGTCACTTCTTACCACCTCCCGCCATCTTTTTTGTGGTGGAAACCCACCTGGCTTTATGTATCGCTTTGGCCTTTTCGAACCACTGCATACAGGCTTGAGGATGTTTGTCGGTGGATTTGCCCGGGTGGCGATAATATTGCCGTGCGGCATATGGCGCGTTATAGACGATTTCACCGGATCCCAAAACCGTGCCCAGTTGTCCACTGAGCCGAAGCACGCCAGTATCCATAGGAACATAGGGGTCGGAATCCTTAAGGATTTCATTATCCAACCACTTTTGTGCTTTTGGGAAGCTCTGATTCAGGCTTCGAGATAGGGAGGGGTTCCATACGATTTTTGCGGTAACTTTGCCTGATTTGGTTGTTACGGTTATGACAGCCCCTCTGGGGCAAACGAAATTTACCTGCTCATTCATGCCCCGGACACCTCCCAGTGCCACATTCGGCGGCTGCCCTGTGAGAAGCGGTCGATAGATTTGATCCGGTAGCAGGGAAATCGTTTTTCCAGTTCGGAAAGCGTACCATCCACAACGGCGCTTTCAACAACCCAATCGTCCGGTGAAAGGGTCCAGAAAGCGGCCTTCTCTCCTGGCGTCAGCAGAACCCATTGCCGGTAGGGCAGGTAGGTCTTTGTTTGGCCGGTTGGACTTTCTGCAATGACCGTATCGTCGAAAATACAGAGCAGCATGCTGTCATTCGCGGCATCGCCAGAGGTGCGGCGATTCTTGCCGCGCACACTCTCGAAGTATACGCGTCGCAGGACTGTTGTGAGATATGTCGCCTTTCGGTCGACTTCACCGACATAGTTATACAGGGTAACGGTTTGCTTGCAGAGCCGGTTCATCAGATCCACCTCGCTCGCAGCCCCGCGGCTTCTAATTTCGCAATGCACAGCGGGGAGATCGGAATACCGCCGATACTTCGAAGGCTCCCAGCTTCACGGCTGATGGAATAGCTTCCCAGGCTTTCGCTTGCGACAACGCCGGCAATTCCGCCGGACTGGCATAGATACTCCACCTGGTAGCATGCGGCCTGCTTCACCAGCTTGCTTTCTGCGTCAGGGGATCTAATCGACAGAGCGTCGATGATGTCAGAGGCCTGCCGTGCCAACGCCGGAAATTCCTCCTCGGGAACCGGCTCCCCGCCGAATATTTCGGTATAGTAGGTGTAATCGATATAAGCCACGGCAGGCCCTCCTTACTTCTTCGCAGATGTTTTCTTTTCGGTGACCACCAGACCTTTCTCGCGAAAACGCCCGGCCAGATAGGGATCATTCGTTTCGCCCTTCCCGGCGGCGAACGGCACCGTCAGATAAATGCCGGTGAAATCCGGCCGCGCGGAAAAGGTTATGGTGTATTTGGCCATCTTACTGCACCTTGATCTTGCGGAAGACGCCGGCTTTACGGCTGTTTTTCAGCACGACAGCGGCAACCATCTCGACCTCGATCTTTTTGACCGCGCCTGGCTGCGAAAGATCCGGCAAATAGGTTTTGATAATCTTACCGCCCGCGGGGGAAACGCCGTGGAAGCCATCCAGCGCAAACGCCGCTGCGTAGAGATCCGTAGTGCCGGCCTCGCCGTCAACGGCTACGCAGTCCACCGAATTGGATCCGTCGTAATATTGGCCGAGATCGACCAGCGGGATTCCGTCGTAACCAGTGACGGGGCGGCCGAACGCATCCTCGGAACGGGTGAGGTATCCGGCCCGGCGGGCAACCGCTTTGATCTTGGTGATCAGCTTGGAATTGCCCATCAGCATGCCAGGCTTTCCGTCGAACGCCGAGAGGAATTCATCCAGCATATCGAGGAAGGTCTGATAATGGGAGTCCAGCTGTGCCGAGGTGGACAGGTCGATCGCCGTGGTGGTATTAAACTCGGTGGAAGAACCGGTCAGCATCACATCGAGCCCGTCAAACTCATCGGTGTGGGTGGTGGCGTCGCCGTTGATGACCTTGTAGTGGAACAGATTGCGTGCGCCGAGGACCTTCTGCTTCAGCTGAAAATCCATTTCATTGACCGCGCCGCTGGTGTCCTGAAGTACGCGGTCAAGCTGCGCCGATCCACCGAAAATCTTGAGGTCTGCTGTGGCTTTCTCGCGTTTGGCCTCCTGCGCGGTGTATTCGCTGTTAAGGGCGCGGAAGGCGGCGGTCGCCGGAGTTTTCAGACGTGTATATCCGTAGGTCATGGTGCTGCCGCCAGTGCCGGGGGATACACAGTCATCGAAGGTGAGCGTATCGAGCAGCAGGGAATTGCGGCGGAACTCATCCACCACCAGCTGGTCGACCTTGTCGGCCATACCGACTTTTGCTTCTGCAAGGGTAATAGGCATAGATCATTCTCCTTTACTTTGTGTTGTAGTGTTCCTGCAGGGCGCCAAGCAAAGTGCCCGGAGAAGATTCTCCCGCACCGGTTCCATGCGTTGCGCCGCTGCTTACTTTCGGCGGGGGATCGCTTTTCCCGGCGCCAGATTTCGTTTCCTGTTCAAACAGGTATCCGTCCGATTCACGAAGGCTTTTGAGCTGTTCATCCAGCCCGGAGAGTTTGTCCCCTTCCAGCCTGATGCTTTCCAGGTTCAGCAGACCCTTGACCGCCTTTGCGTTTTTAGCCTTATTGGTTATCAGCGCGAGATCCAGCGCCGCGTTGAGCTTGGTTTTGGCAATATCGGCGTCATACTTTTTTTGAAGCTCAGTGAGATCGTCCTGCAATTTGTCCGGGTCTTTCCCATCAAACTTTTTGACCGCCTCGCGAAGATCCTTGATGGTCCCGTTAGCCGTATCGAGTTCCTTGATTTTGGTTTCAAGGTCACCCTTGGCCTTGCCGATATCCCGGCTGTTTTCGTCCAGAATTTTGTCGATGGTTTCCTTGTCGAGTTTCAGTTCTTCCAAAAATTTTCTTTCCATACAAGCTCCTTCCACCGCCTCGCTTTTTTCTCGTGGGGCGCTCCACCTGCGGGTCCGTAGTTTCGCGACATCGGATCGGTCTATATTTTGGCATAACAAAAGCCCGCATCACTGCGAGCTTTTTAAGCGTTATTCCGGGTTTTCATCCAGTATGAATTTTGCAAATCTAGCCATACCCTGTTCTGCGGGCATGTCTCCATCCAGATACTCTGCTTCTTCATCATATTGCGGGTCAATCGGATGCTTTTTTAGGTAGTCCTCAAGCTCCTTCCGTTGCCCCGGGGTAATACCGGATGCCATATGCTTTTGCCTCCTTCAACAGTTCGTTTACAAAAACAGCATAATTCTCGGGCGAACTCAAAAAGTCAGAATGCTTTGCCAACATGCTCGCTTCATGAAACCAAAAACCGCCCGGATCAAATTGGCTTGTTTTTTCCAGTGCATATACAACACCATTATTTCCGACAGCGGTCAACATCACCATATTTTTACGTTTTGCAAAAAGTTCCACGTCCGTATGTGTGAAGGTCCCGCCTGTTGGATGAGTATGCGCGCCGATATAGGGGGTCGCCGCATCCGGTATTCGTACCTTGCCTGCACCGTCTTTTCCCAGTGTTCCTCCAAGTTTTCTCATGGACAGGTCAAAGATTGCGCTTGCCTCGGTGCCCGGCGGCTTGCCAGCCAACGACGCCAAAAGCCTTTTATGCGCCTCACACAGCGCCCTCTGCCCTGCGGAATCCAAACAACCGCAAGAGAAAGGTTGAATCCGTTTCAGGCTGTCCGCCGTCACCTTTAGCGGCTCGAGGTTGATGTCTTTTAATATACCACCCTTTGCCCGCTCTTTCAACTTCCGCGCCGCCCACGTTGCCTTCGCCGCCTCGCTGCGGCCAAATCCCAGCACCTGCTCGCGGTCTGTGTGCCGCGTCCTTCCGGTATCCCGCAGAAAAGCCTCCATGCGATCTTTCCGGCGGCGCAGGATAGAGGCGCTGCGCTGAAATTCCGCTTCGAGCGCTGTACGTGTAGCTTCGTCGGGCGCGGCTTTTATCGCTGAATCCAAAGCGGCAAGTTCACGCTTCGATTGGCGGATAGCGCGTTCATAGGCTCGCTGCTGTTGTGATTGCTCATAAGCTTTCCGGTTCTCTTCGGTGTCGTACCGGGTGTATGTATCAGCGGAAAGCCCCTCGAAAAAAGGGTAGAAGCTGTGAGCACAGTTCCAGCCGCACAGTCCCGGCCCGGTGCCGTATCCAGTGGCGGACACAAAATTCGGATACTTGCGGTGCTTGCCGCTGCGACTGAATATTCGCCCTTGCCACACCGCATGCTCCGGCCGGGCGCCCATGTGCGAGGTCGTCTGCACCAGATCGCAGCCCATCTCATCTGCACGTGTTTCCTGCAGGACGCCCGCGGTTTGATTCACGCCGGTGAGCGCCGCCCGGCGGATCGCCACGTCCATGTGGTCGGTGTACCCGGACGGGTAGCGAATCGACTGGAGCCCCTCGGCGGCCAGCGCCTTGACCGCCCGTCGGATCGCGTCCTGCTGGGAGAACGCCCCGGACATAATCCGCATGTAGGCGGCATCCAGAGCATCCTCAAACTGTTTGGATGCGGTATTGGCCGTTGTCCGGGTCAGGTTTCGCAGCTCGCCCTTGGTATTTTTTAGTCCTGCAGCCAATGCGGCTTGCAGCGCTTTCGACTTGGCCAGTGGAATCGGGGAAAGCCCGGCCGCTTTGTAGATTTCATCGTCATACGCCAAGGCCGCGGCGCCGGCGTCCTCAAACATTTTTTTGAGTTCCCGCTCGCTCTTTCCGGTGATGCGTGAGAGCTTCCGGATGATCTGCGCGCGGGTCGCTTTCAGTTCCTGCACCTTGAAAGACTGCCATGCGGCGGTGTCCGTGAGGTATTCGGCCCTTGTGATCCGTCGCGCCATGTCGGCGATGATCTCACTTTCGAGCTGCTCATACAGCGCGACCAGCGAATCGGGGAGCGCCTGCAATTGGTTCGGAGTCAGCATCAGCCGTCACCATCCCCAAAATGAAGCCCGTCATCGTTACCCGCCATTGCTTTTGCGGTAAGCTCATCCTCTCCGTACCACTTGACCCGATATTCCCATTTTTGCATGATGCCGTCGCGAATATCTTCCTTGTCCTGCGCCCGTTTCGTGTCGTCATCGATGAGATAGCTGTCCGAAAAGTTGACTGTGATGTTTGCGTCTGGGTTAACCGGTGCGCTCAAGAATGTTTTTCCTGCCCACAGGAGTGCGCGGACGATCTGCTGTAAAGCGGATTCGACGACGATGTAGTGCTTGCTTGCGTTCTGCACCAGTTCCTGCTTGTCGCCCATGTACTGGGTGGCGGTGACCACGCTGCCGGCGTTGAACTGGTAGTGCTTGGTACCCAGCCCGCACTTGAAGGAGAGGTAGTCAAGCTGCGCCTGCACGCCGTCTTTGTTTTCGGCCACGCGCAGGGAGGGGTTGAACTCGTGGACAAGGTTTTCCGAATCCAGATCGGCTTCATCTCCCATTTGGAAGAAAAGCTGCTGCATCACATCGTCGGGCGCGACAGATACCATGTTTCCATTTTCATCCCGGGCGGACTGGACAAGGGATTTGTTATAAAATACCTTTTTCCCACCAAGATAGAAGTCGCGGCAGAAATTGTTATACGCGAGATCCACGCCCATCAGGTTGTCCAGGGCATTGGCAAATATGCTGATGCCCAGGCCGTTGTTGTTCGCGATGTTGTTGACGGTGTTGGGCGTTACGATCGAAAAGAAGGGGGTGGGCGATCGTGTGAAGAAGGTTTCTGCGACCCCTTCCGGGAGCTTTTGCCGTTCAAGCGTCTGATCCTTTGCCTTGAAATAATAGTTTTTAATCACATACTGGCCGTTGCCGTCCAGCTCGTGCGCTTCGAGGTAAATATACGGGATGCCTTTTTCGATCACTCGGGAAGCGAAAGCGGCTTCTACGATAGCGCCGCCGCGGATCGTGAGCGGGATAATACAATTTCCCGGCAGGTATTCCAACCGGATCCGCGCGGTCGGATCAGGGACAACGTCTTCATCTCGCAGTGGCATCCCATCCAGTTTGAGCACAAATGCACCGGTGCCACTGTAAAACGCTTTTTCAATCAGTTCGTTTCCCTTGAGCCAGAAATTCACCTGCCGAAACACACCGCCGGTGCCATCCGCCCCTTGGAGAAACGCTGAACTTTGTTTATCGTCCACAACGATCTCGGTCTTGTCGTTAAGCAGGATACTGGCCCAGTCTTCGCAGACCTTTTTGGCCATCTTGAGGGTATAGAGCTTTCGCTCGATGACTCGTGTGCCCTGCACCTCTTTGAAACAGTGAAAAGGCTTGTAGTATCCGCGCCACCACTGCTCCCATATTTGAATTTGTGCGTAGTAAGAATCGGATAGATCCATGCCGCGCTCATTGTTGAGCCAGTTGATGACTGCTGAAATATCGATGGGAATCACCTCGCTTATCTGTCCGGGAGCAACTTTCGCATAAACCGCTCCCAGGAATATTCAAACGCATCGAGAATGTCGATGTCGGTAGAAAAGTTATCAAGACGGATATCCTTGTCAGGATGGTTTGCGTCCCAAACGGCGCTCTCGAGGCCCCCCTTGACCAGGTCGCATCCGTCCAGCAAAAACAGCCGGTTTTGGTTGAGTAATGTGGTCGTGCAGATAATACGCTGCACAATCTCATATTTGGCGCTGTCGCCAATCTGCAAGGGGAGACCGGCTGCGCGGATCGCCTTGCGCAAGCCGTTGATGAGATACTGCGCCTCGGAATCCGCAAAACAATATTTGATCCGCAGGGAAGGGAAGTCATCCTGCAACCGGCGAACAAAGGCGATGAATTCGCGGTTGACCCGGTCTGCGTCTATCTCGCCTTTGCCGCCCGCAATATGGTGGTCTTGCAGCACAGTGAGTTTTGAATAACCGCGGTGCACAGCCGTTGCAACGAAGGTGGTGAGGGAGCGGTTTCCGCCGAAGTCCACGCCCACACTGACAAAATCCACATCCGCAAGATATTTGTCCCGCTCCGCCTTGCCGGAAAAGCGTTTGATCCAACGGGTGGGATTATCCGCAAATTGGCGATAGATCAAGCCCTCAGCCGCCACCCAAAGCCCGCGGATGTAGCGATCAAAAAAGACGGTCCCAGTGTACTCCCGTTCTAAGTTGGCGATCACTTCCGCGGGAAGGTATGGGTTATCGTAAATCGTGTATTGCTGCTGATAGATATCTGCGTCACTCTCCAAAAAGGATTTAAACCAGTGGTTTGGTCCTTCCGGGTTACATGTGCCGTCAAAGCAGCTATACTCTTTGTCCATACGGCTTTTTAGCATCTCAAATACATCCGGGTGCCAGGTGACAACTTCGTCGCCATAGCAATATTTTACGGACATACCGCGAATACGATTGACCTGGTTGACCTTGTCGGCACCTAAGCAGTAGCACTTTTCACCAAACAGGATTGCGGTGTTGTCGCTGCGGATGTCGCTGACAAGACCGGTTCCCCAGATGGCTTGAAGCGGTTCAATGATATTGCGCTGCAGCGTTCCCTTGGTGTTGCCGAGGATCAGAGTCAACCCTTCTTTGCCCGCCGAGCGGCGGATACGCAGAGGGATAACGTAGTAATCGAGATAGGTCTTTCCGGATCGTGTCGCGCCGCTTTTGATGTTCCAGCGGTGTGTTGCATGGTCAAGAAAATCCTGTTGTTTTATCGAAAACCCGCCCATCAGAGATTGCCTCCGATCTTCGCAAGCACATCATCCAGCTTTTGCAGGGTGTCTGCACTGGTGTCAGTTGCCTGAATGTCACGGACGTCCTTGAGGGCGGCGGAAATCTTTTTGAGGCCGCCTTTATCGATCGCGCCTGCCAAGATTTTTAGCTTTGTCGTCTCAGCGCTCATGGTGACGATCGGCTGATTGAGCGCATTGTACGTGACGGATGTCATGCGGGTCTTGTCCTCTGCGGTGTATTTGTCCGCTTCCGCGATGGCCTGCTCAATTTTGTCAGCCAGCCGATCGGCAAGGTTAAGTAGGCGGGCAATGCGGGAAGCTTCCTGGTCGGCAATTTTTTCAGCGGTTTTTTGTGACGTCTTTGCGATGATTCTGTCACGTTGACATTTTCTTTGTTCAGCCCACTTTTCTTTGCGCGCCCGGTCACGAAGAGTCGGAAATGAAATGCTATATTTTTCAGCCAACTTGCGATAGCTGATGTTTGTGTTAATATACTCGTTGCGTATCGCCAGCCAGTCAATTTTTGCCACATCACCACCTGCTTGTCGAAATGATAGGAGAAGGGAAGTTGGCAGACTATTCAGCCCGCGGTCTGCCAGCGCGGGTTAAAAAGGAGGTGTGCCCAATTGGCATATCTCGAAGAAATCCGGTAAAAGAAAAACCGCCCGCGATCTCTCGTGAGCGATTTTTTCTAATTACACTATAGCACAGGTCAAGTATGACATTCTATGACATCTTTAGCTCGCTCAAAGCTCTGCCGTGCATACGAACAGTTTGCCGCCATGAGTAATTCAGTTCAACCGCGATCCGCTCGAAGGTCAGGCCCTCAATGTACCGGTACCGCAGCAACAGTTGTAGCCGGTCGTCCGGTACAGATTCGATCGCGTCCTCAATCTCACCCCGCAGCTGAATCCGCGCCCTCATTTGCGCGGTCAGGCGGTTTTGCAGGCGAACCAAACGCTCCACATTGACCTGAAGCTTGTCCTGCCCGTCGGTGCCTCCTCCGGCGCCGGTATATTTGACCGACGTTATGTAGGCCGAGTCCTTCCAACGCTGGATCTCGTTTCGCAGCCGGCGGATCTCCCGTTCGTTGTCCCGGTAGCGGTTCAGAAAATCCTTTTTCTCTTGGTTGGTCATGCTTCCTCCTGATATTTTAATTTCGTACCCTTAAAGCGCTTTTGTGTCGCGTTCTTGACGAAGCGTTGTTATAACAAGATGCAAAATAAGCCAGCATTGCATATAGGTAAAACCCCGCCCAATCAACATATCATGGATCTGCTGTGCCAGAGGGATGGCTGTATCTTTATGTATTGCAGGGCTTCCATCCAAGAACGATGTCCAATCTTTTCCTTGGAAAAACAGTTTTCCAGTTTCACTATCAATAATTTTCATTGTTATTACTCCATTCCTTGATTTTCTCGACCATCAGCTCCACGATCATCCCGCCGACTGTAAAAGTAACGAGGATAAAACAGGAGAGGGTGAAGAGTATATCGGATGTTGCGCTAATCATGGGCAGCCTCCTTTTGCGATTTCGGTATATAAATTCTGTTTTCGTGCTTGCGTTCTGCCTTTCTGACTTCTCCAAGGAGCCGCTCCATCTATTTTTCCTCCTTCGTCTTTTCAATTCTCGCTTTCAAGGCCTGCATCAACGTCTCCTGTGTGTCGCCTTTGCATTGCAGCGCGGCCATAACATCCTCGTCAACGCCGCCCTGCACCACCAGGTGGTGGATAATCACCGGATGTTGTTGGCCCTGGCGGTGCAGGCGCTTGTTAGCCTGCTGGTACTGCTCCAGCGACCAGGTCAGCCCAAACCAGATCACGTGGTGCCCGCCATCCTGCAAATTAAGGCCGTAGGCACAGCTTGCGGGGTGCGCCAGAAGGATATCAACCTCCCCACGGTTCCATGCCTCATCATCCGCCGGGCCGCCGTAAACCCGCACTCGCAGGCCGGACTGCTGCAGCGCTGTCAAAAGCCGCTGCCGGTCATGCTGAAAGTTATAAAATACCAGCGCGTGTGCACCATGCAGCATTTCAACAAGCTCCATAAACGCCTCAATCTTGCATCCGTGGATCTCGGTGGCCTGTCCCGCCGTGTCGTATACCGCGCCGTCGCACAGCTGCAGCAGCTTGTTGGTCAGAACTGCTGCCGTCCCCGCGGTGATCGTGCTGTCGTCGACCTCAAGCAGCAGCTCCCGTTCCAGCTTTTTGTAAGCCTTCAGGGCTGGTCCGTCCAGCGCCACCGGAATTTCTTCGTCGAGGCAATCCGGTAGTTCCAGATAATCCTCGGCCTTCATGCTCACGCAGATGTCGGAGATCACCGCCCGGATCGCGTTGTCGGCGCCGTCCTTCGGGGCGTAGGTATAAATCTGCGTTCGGCTTCGCTGGTCGGGATCGAAAAACCGCTCCCGGTATTGCCCAATCGTCCGGCCAAGGCGCTGCCCACCGTCCAGCAGATAGACCTGGGCCCACAGATCCAATAGCCCGTTCGGCGCCGGCGTTCCGGTCAGTTCCACCAACCGGGAGATCCGCGGCCGCACCAGCTTCAGTGCCTTGAAACGTTTGGCCTGCCAGTTTTTGAAACTCGAGGATTCATCCAGCACAACCATGTCAAACGGCCAATCGTTACGGTAGTAATCCACCAGCCATGGTACATTCTCCCGGTTGATGACGTAAATATCGGCCGGTGTGGCCAACGCCCGGATGCGCCGGGCCGCACTGCCAAGCACGGCCGAGATCCGCAGCAGCTTCAGGTGATCCCACTTCGCCGCCTCCTTCGACCAGGTGGCTTCGGCCACCTTTTTCGGCGCCACTACCAGCACCCGGTGGATGGCAAACCGGTTGTACCGCAGATCCGCAATCGCAGTCAGCGTGATGACTGTCTTGCCTCAACCGAGGCCCATGTCTAAAAACAGACCGACAGCACGATTGTAGATAATGCGGTCAATGCAACACTGCTGGTACGGATAGGGCATGAACTTCATCGGGCATCACCTCCTCTGTCATGGATTCCGTGCCATCTGGCGTGTTCTGCTTGCGACGAAAAGACCATCAGATTTTTTGGATCGTTGTTGCGTTTGTTTCCGTCTATGTGGTGAACCACCTCTTTCGGCTTCAAAGGACGACCAAGCATAAGTTCCGCAACGAGCCGGTGCTTGTGTCGGCCATAAAACTTTTCATACGAAACACCGTCGCCGCTGTTCAATTTCGCCTCTCGCAATTTGGAACGAAGCTCCGAGGTCATCCTGTCGGGGTTAAGCGCCCGATTCATTTCAGAAAATCGGGCGCTGTTCTTGGAAAAGTCTCTGAACCGATACTTGTCAGGATTTTCGGCCTTATTTGAAAAGTGGCCGAGACACTCTTTACTGCAAAAGTTGTGGGGCTTGATTTGCGACGGATAACGCTCAATCGGTTTTCCGCACCACGCGCAGGATAACTGAACTTTCATTTGGGCATCACCTCCTCCACGAACGCCTTGATTTCGCTCAACCCTTTCAGCACTCGGACATCGACGCCGCGCTTTCGCATTTCTTCGATCTGCCATTTCTGGATATTCGCCAGCCGGCCAATTTCGGTTTTGAGTTCTACGAAGATTACCCGGCCGCCCGGCGCAATTACAATCCTGTCTGGAACGCCCGGGTTGTTCGGGCTTACGAACTTTGGGCACAGCCCGCCGCGCTCCCTGACCATCTTCACCAGCCGGGCCTCGATTGCCGACTCTTTCATTTTGTTACCTCCTCGTAACGCGCGTTATGGGCATATTAATTTAGACAATTTAGAGACTTTTAGAGAATCTATATACCCCTCTAATTACCCTATTTCTATATACTCTATTGGATAAAAGTTACAAAGTTACAAATGCCTATAAACAGGCTTATAAAGCGGGTTTTTGGCGTAACTTTTAAAAGTTACAAACGGTTACAAACGTTACGCCGGGTGTAACTCTCTGTTGGTGAAAGTTACGGTTAAAGTTACACTTTTTTAAAGCCTTTTTGCGCCCCGTAGCACCCGAACCTTTGCGCCTTTGGGTACCGCTCCCACTCTGGAAGCATCTCCAAAATACCGTTGATTTCAGCGGAATCCGAGTACCGCATGTAGCGGATGTCGCCGCCCAGCGCCTCCACCCAGATCTCCTGGGCGCAGATGCGGTCCCGCTCTACCAAGTCCAATTCTCCTGTGGCCGACCCGGCCCAGAATGCCGCCCGCCGCGGCGGGTCCCACCTGCTCCAATCCCGGGGGACCTGGCGCTCTACGAATTCCCGGATCAGGCCTTCCCGCGGGGAATATTCCCGGTGTTCCTCCCTGCGCAGGTTTGCTTCGCGCTCCATGCTGCTGTCAAGCCACAGAGGTTCGCCCAGCCGCCAGCGCAGAACCGCCTCGCCCCAGATCTGGTCCACTTCGCCGGGGAGGTCATCCCACACGCTTTTTGTAGGGGAAACTACGCCGGTATCCACCGCCCAGAACCGGCGGTTGCCGGTCTTATCCCGCAGGTATTCCCGGTTGTTGCTGCTGCCAAAGAAGATGCAGCGCCGGGGGCAGTCCCGCACATGCTTACCATAGGCGGCCCGGAACCGGTCGGTGCATTGGCTTAGCACCTGCTTGATCCGATCTACGTCCGCGCCCTTGAAAGCTTGCAGTTCGCTTATCTCTACAATCCATACACCTTGAATCAGCTCTGCGGCTTCTTTGCCTTCGAAGGTGCGCAGGCTGTCGGTAAACCAGCCGTGGCCCATATATCGGAGCAGGGTGCTTTTTCCGATTCCCTGCCGGCCGGTGAGCACGGTCATCACGTCGAACTTGACGCCCGGCGTCATTGCCCGGGCCACCGCCGCAACGAAGGCTTTTCGGGTGATGGCTCGCATATAAGGGCTGTCCTCGGCGCCGAGGTAGTCTACGAACAGGGTGTCAAGCCGCGATGTACCATCCCAGGAAAGGCCGCGCAGGTAGTCCTGCACGTCGTCAAAAGCGTGGTTTTGGCCGCAAAGAGACAGCGCGTCAGAAACCTTATCCTTGGCGGCAATCTTGTGCGTCTTTTCCATATACCAGCGTATACCGGCGTCGTCGTTGTCTGTCCATGGCCGCCGCCCCTCCCGCGGGTCCCATGGAAACGCGCCCAGCACCACACCTTTGTTGGCGAAGGCGTCCAGCGCGATCCGGCCTCGCAGCAAAGGGTCGTTTTCGAGGATCAAAAGCAGGTTATCGGTCGTCTTCAGGGGCTTTCCTTCGCTGTTGCACTCGAGCCTTGCCATCCAGTTTGCAGCGTCGCCGGTATTGTCGGCGCCAACGCCGTCGAACTCCCGCACGGCGTCCTCATAGCGCTCGCGGTTGATGAGCGCCGCCACGCCGGCGTCGGACACGGCCAACTCACACATCGCGGCATAGGACGGCAACCGGTTGGTCGGGGTGCCAGGCTGTGCGTCGTCGTCTCGGTCTCCAAATTTGTGCAGGCGCACGAGGTCGAAAGCGTTGCAGAGCTTGCCGCCGGCGGGATCGGTGGCGTGGTGGGAGTAGAGGAAGCTGCCGCCATCGTAGACCACTGCGCCACCGGATGTGCTGCCGCCGGTGAAGGTGTAACGATCCGGCGAACCGTCCACCGGTTCGTACATACCGGGAAGCAGCTCGTCCATTGCGCGATAAACGTTGTATACCCGGCAGAACGCGCCCACGACGCCGGGCTTTGTTGTGGGATCTCCCTGCCGGGCAGCGAGGCGCTGCTGCGCCTGCTGGGTCCCGGAAACCTGCGGCCACTCGGTGATATCGCGCCAGTCGCGGTACTGCGCAAGCAGCCCGTCGGCGGAAAGCAGAGGTTTATCCGCAAAGGTGAATATGTACTCCGCATCGGCGCTGCAGCTTGGCCAGTACATAAGGCGGGATGCTTCAAAGGTCGACGGGTCAGCCAATTCGATCCCGATGCAGGCCGCCATGCGCCTCGCAAGCGGCTCGTATTCGTCGGCGGTGCAGGTGCGGTCTAACGGGAACAGGACGCGCAACCGGGGCGCGCCGGGGCTGTGCTTACGGGTGGAATAGATACAGTAGCCGCATCCCAGGCCATCCACGCGGCGCAGCACATCTTGCGTGCCACCGGCAGGGATGTGGTCGAGATCCAGTGTCAGCAGGTCGCGGCCGGAAACCGCGCTGCCCTTGCGGCGTGTGCCTTTGAGGGATCCGGCCACAAAGCCGCCTACATCCTTCAGCTCGTCCTGCTGGGGCTTTTTCAGCGCGAGATACTCCGCTTGTGTTTCGGCGCCGCGCGCGGGCGTGCGCAGGCGGTCCCACAGCTCGGAGAGCATAAGGACCTGCGGCGTCCACCGGGCGGCCTTTCGGCTGGCGCCGGCGGAGATTGTGATTTTACGGTCGTTTATCATCATGGAGTGCTACTCCTTTTTATAAAAATCATCTATCCAACCGTCCGCGTTTAGGGGGAGGTCCGGCGCCCAAACAGGTTGAGCGCTCATAATTTGAATTATTTTCTGTAAGTCAGCCAGATCATCGGCTATGTCAATTATGATTTCATCATGAACGTGAAATACCGCCGGATATCCGGCCGCTTCCAGACGGGAGATTGCTTCGGCCAGACAATCCCGGGCAATGGCCTGCACGCAGTTTTCCACCAGCTTGCCGCCGTAGGTTTCGAGCTGCTTCCATTTCTTTGTCGTCTGGTCCATCCCCATGTAGGACAGGCTGGGGTTGCCCCATTGGTTGACGCCGAGAGAGGGCTGCGCATAGTAGAGCTTGCGCCCACTCGGCAACAGGACCGTCATAAAGTCAAGCCCATTTCCGGGATCGCACTCCCGGGCAAATTGCAAACATCCCGCGGCCGCTGGCCGCCCGGTTTGCACAACCGAAAGCGCAGCATCCTCCACCGCATACCAAAGGTTGCGGATACGCTTATTGGAGTCCCGCCACCGCCGCACGATATCCGGCAGTTCGTCCTCTGTCAGCCCCATATCGAGAGCGCCCATTGCGATCAACGCGCCGCTGCCGCCCTGGTATCCGAGCGCGAGCTCTGCAACCTTGCCTTTCTGGCGCAGGGCATATTCGGGATTTCCCTTTTTGATGAGATCAATGGGAACGCCGAACATCTGCGACGCGCTGGCCTCGTAGATCTTCCCATGTGTGCGGAACACCTCAAGCCGCCATTGTTCCCCGGCCAGCCAGGCGATCACCCGGGCTTCAATCGCGGAGAAATCCGCATCCACCAACATACATCCCGGCGAAGCGACAAACGCGGTGCGGATCAGCTGGGACAGGGTATCCGGAACCGAGCCGTAGACCAGCCGCAGCGCGTCGAGCTTCCGGGCTTTGACCAGATCCCGGGCGAGCGGCAGTGGGGAGAGGTAGGTGCGCGGGAGGTTCTGCGGCTGCACAATGCGGCCTGCCCAGCGCCCGGTACGGTTGGCGCCGTAGAATTGCATCAGGCCCCGGATACGTCCGTCACCGCACACGGCGGCCTCCATCGCATTGTATTTTTTTGTACTGGTTTTGCCGAGTTCCCGCCGGATTTCCAACATCCGCCGGGCTTTTTCGCTGCCAAGGTCGCGCTCAAGCAGAGCGGTCACGGTGTCTTTGCGCAGGTCCGGGGTCTCTTCGCCGGTCTCCTCCTCCAGCCACGCTTTGACCTGCGGCAAGCTGTTGGGGTTGGAAAGCCCGGTAAGCCCCGACGCTTCAGACATGAGCCGTGTCCGAACCGTTTCACCGCACCATAGCGCGCCATCAATCAGCTCAAGATCCATTGCTACACCGCGGGCGTTGATTGTCTGGTCGGTGATCCATTGCGCCTGTACCGCGGGCGGGACTGGAAAGTTCCCCAGCCGCCGTTCGATCTCCATTTCGGTGATAACATCCTGCCGGTTGTACTCCATAAAGAGTGCCCACTTGGCCGGATCGTGGCGCGGCAGGTTGCGCGCGCGGCCGCCGTTGGCTTTCGAGGGCTTGCAGGGGCAGCAGAAATACCGGATCAGGGCCTTGCCAGTGGCCAGCTTGCGCCGGTCCTCCGGCAGCCCCAGCGCACGCCCGGCGGCATCCAGCCCCGCGGTATATCCACAGTAAAGCCCATGGAGCATGGTGCAGCGCCATTGCGGCAGCCACGCCTCCGGTTTCTTCAGATAAAAATAGCGTGACAGGCAATACCACTCAAAGGCAGCATTGTAAGCGTGTTTGACCGTTTCAGGGTCAAACAGCGCCTCGCGGATATCCTGCGGGACATCCCCACCGGCTGGCAGATCCACCACCTCGACCGGTCCGCCGTCCAGGCTGTAAGCAAACAGCAAAATCTCAAAGTCAGGCGACTGGGCGTATTTGTACATGCCGGCTTTGCCGATTTCGACGCTGGAATAGGTTTCAATATCAATGGAAAGATGACGCATAGGAACCTCCCCGGTTGAAAGCGGCGGCCCCGAAGGGCCGCCCTGATTGTTATTGGATAGCTGCGCCGGTGATGGGGTCGATCCGCATCGGGCCCGAGCCGGGATTGTAGGAGACAGGCTGCTGCCAGGGCGGTGTTTGTGGTGCGGCGCCGCCCGGAGCAGCTACGTTGGCAAAGTCGCTTGCGGCGTCGCTGCGCCCGGAAAGCGGTTCGCCGTCGCGGGTCTTCATTACATTGCCCAGCCCGCAGCCAACCCCCTTGTTTCCGCTGTTCGCGTAGGGGAAAAAGTTGATCGTCACCCGGGCATACATGCCGCTGTAGATGTCGCTGGGTGCCAGCTCGCAGTTGATATTCGAGATGTCAACGACCTGCGGCTTCTGCTTGGTGCTGGCGGTCATAACCCAATGGCCTTTGCATTCATCCCCGAACGGTTCACCGGAGGGGCGCACGCCGTCCCCGTCGTAGATCGGGACGCGCATCATGGGTGGACGGGCGTTGTTCCAGCACTTGGAAAGCCCCTCGCGGGCGGCAGCCTCAATGCTCGCGTCGATATCCGCCTTGGTTGCATAATCCGATTTCGGGATCAGGAGGGTGACCGAGAATTTCTCCTCGGCCCCCGGCTGCTGCGCACGGGGTTTTGTGAGGTTCGCGTAGGACAGGCGCACCTCGCCGGTCAGGACCTTGGTCGCAATATTCTGATACATTTAGTAATATCTCCTTTATACATTTAGTAAATTTAATTTGCGGCCCCTGCGAAATCCGCTGCGGCAGGGCTGTATGGTGGGCGCTTGTCGCTGTCCGGGGCAAGGGTGGGCTTGCCCGGCGGCTTGATCACATACCCGGCCATCAGGTCGTCAAATTTGGTTTTTCCAATCAGTTTTTCGGCGGCAGTCAAGGTGATGGGGCGGCGCTCATAAAGCATTTCCTCCGCAACCCCTTCGGATTCCAGGCGGGCGAAGGCGGCGTCAATATCGGTAAACTGCCGGTTGCTGCGGCCCTCCACCGCTTTCCAGCCGGGGATGTCGCGGCCGCTGAGTTCTGCTTGCAGAGCGTAATCCTCCAGGTCGGCGGCCCATTTGCTCAGCTCCTTCGCCTTTTGCAGGATTTCACCCACTTCGGCGTCAGTGAGCAGCGGCGGTTTCGCGAAGCCGAAGTCCTCCAGCGCCGTGGCGTTCTCGCTGCGCGCCCGGCAGGTTGCCCGCGCGCGGCAAAACCGGCACCAGTCCCCGGGTAAAAAATCGCCCTCGCCCTTGAAGGCGGTTTCTGCTTTGGGTTTGGCTTCATTCATCCCCCAGTCGATCAGTTCGTCGCGGGAGATCAAAAATTCGCTGGTGCTATCCAGGCGGGGCTGCACAATAGAAACGCAGACCCGCTTGATTGTGTCGCCGTAAATCGGTAGGTAGGCTTCCAGCGCACCGAGGGCATAGAGCAACATCTGCGGGTTGTGCCCGGCATCGACCGGCACGCCCTTGCCATATTTCAAGTCGATGATGCGCAGAAGGCCGCCGCCGATCATCACGCAGTCACCGGTGCCAAAGCCTTCCGGGACAAACCGGGAGAAGTCGAGCCGCCGTTCGACAGCCACGTGCGGGGTGCTACTGTAGCGCATAGCGCGTTCGGTAATATATTCGAGATAGGTGTCTGTATGCTCCTGCATTTCCTCCTGGTAGAGCGGATCCGCCTTCAGCTTTTTCATTTCAGCGTTGAAGGCACGGGTGCTCATTGGGGTGAATTTTTTGCGAACCTTCAGCTCGGCGATTGCGTGGGCCAGCCGGCCCTCCTCAGCGTATTCGCTGGTATGCTCCGGCAGGGTTTCCTCGAGCCGCGGCGCGCGGGTGCAGTGCATCCAGCGTTCCGCGGAAGAGGCGGACAACAGCGCATGCTTTTCAGGCGTCGGCATTTTCATCCTCCTCTGCAATTATCAGACGGGCGAGCGCAAAGCGGATGCACTTTTCCGCGATGGTGCCGATCGGCAGCCCGGTCTGCCGCTTGACTGCCAACAGGCTTTGGTATACCGCTGGACGCAGGCGGATGATGCCGCTGTCGCATTGATCCAGCTTGGGGATTGTAAGAATGAATTTATCCATCAGATCCGCGCCCCCAGCCCGCGAAGGTCAGTCGCAAACGCGCCGTACTGTTCCGGCGGCAGCTGGGTGATTGCCTGAACGGCATACTTCGAAAGCAGGCCCATCAGGGCATCCATTTTCCCAGCGTCGACCAGGGCTGCGCCCGCTTGGGAGAGCTGGTCCACTGTGTAGGCGGGCGCCGCAGTTACGGGAACGGCTGGTGCTGGCGCGGCGGCCGGAGCCGCAACTGGGATCGATACAACAGGGGCCGCCGCGATAGGCTCGGGCGCGTTGATGGCGGCAGGTTTGGGCGTGTGAATCTCCGGAGCGCGGCTAAATGCCGCAGTCAGCTTGTCCAATGCACCGATGAGGGCTGGGGAAGCATCCAGTTTGATAACAAATTCCAACATGATTATTCTCCCTTCTGTTGTTCAACCGTTACGGTGATTCCCTGTGCGGCTTCGATCCCGGCTTCATCGACCTGTGATTTTTTGAGGTAGAGCGTCATAAGCTCCCCATCCACGCGGGATTCGAAACGATAGCAGGTTTTTGTCTGGTTTTTAAGCGAAAAATCGATTTTTAACATTTATGTATCCTCCTTTATAATTGCTTTTTATCGTTGCCCTCTCGTACGGGAATTACGGTGTGGTTTCTACTGCGGCAGTCTCAGCTGAAGAATTTATAAAAAAACGCCCATAAGGTTCTCGTTGAGACAACTCGGTAGGAGCTGGGACTTGCCGGCCTTGTAACAGCCTTATAAGACCGGAAACATCTTCAGGTGTGCTCTCAATCGTGATTTTCAACATTTATGTATCCTCCTTTGAATATAAACATTTTGTGTGCGCGTAAATATCATCGCCGCGCTTTGTGTGCGACGCCTGGTAATCTTTGCCCTCCTGATCCAGCGGTTGAAAGCCTATCCCGCAGCACGGGCACTTTGCACCAGTGTCACATGGGTGGGCAAATAGGTTCCCGACGCGCCGGTAGCTTTTGCAGGATTCGCACAGGCCGGCGTCTGGAATCCGAAGCCCCTTTTTCTCCGCCCGGGCCTTCGGGCATGACTCCTTGACACTGCGGCTGTTTTCCCGCCGGCGGCTATGGATGCAGGTCAGGTATTTCAACTTGACAAAACCTCCTTGTCATGATACTTTGTACCTACAGATATTTTTCCTATGCGTCCTGTTGAGGTGCCAGCCTCGCAGGGCGTCTTCTTTTTTGCGGCTCCAAACCTGTAACTTGCCGTACAGTCTTTTTCAACGTTCGGGAAATAGCCGGTTGAGAGATTCCCATAACAATGGCGATATCTGATTGATAAACACCCTCCAGCGCCATACTTAGGATGCGGCGTTGATCGCTTGTCAGCTTTTGCAGGGCCGCTTCAAGATCAACCCGTGATGCGCACTGGTCTGCAAGATCGTACGGATCAGGGAGCAAATCCCCGAGTTCGGCATCGCCATCACAAATTGGGGAATGGATACTGATGCAGGATTCTTTGCGCTTGAGCCGGTTCCTTCGGTTGATTTCTTGCAAATATGAATTTTTCATTGTCAGAAAAGCAAACGTTGATAGCTTGCCTCTGTCTGGATCCCATTGGAGGACTGCCTTTAGATATCCAATGGCGATAATCCCATACCACTCGTCAACATCTAAATGGTTCTTCCGGAGAAAGCCATAAATCAGGCTGTGGTTATCCTCCGCGATCTGACGTTGTGCGTCGGTAAGCTTCATTTTTTTGCACCTCCTTGCTGCCTTGAATTTTGGATAACTGTCAATCGTGTGAAACCACACGCCCAGCCCCGCCAGGGCCATTTGAGCGATTATGTACGCGGTCAGCAAACTTACCATCCCGGCCTCCGTTTCTTCAGCGCGGCCCGGATACGCCTCTGCTGCCTGTCACGGATGCCGCGTTCCAGTTCCTTATCCGCATATCGGGCGGCGTTCATGGCGTCACGCCCTGCGCGAAAGCTTTTGTATCGATCGCACGCGCCGTGACAGCCGACGGCGCGGTCTGCGCAGCCATAACATGGACACATTTGCAAAAAACATCACCACCGTAAGCATTGTCAGGAACAGCAGTACCGCAAAACCGTACAGGTCGTCGCAGCCGGCCGCCACAGGCACCAGAAACAGCGCCAGAAACAGGGTCAATAATTCTCTCAGCTTGTCCACCTCCTTGATGTTGCTTGTCCATTTTGTGGGCGCGGAGGTTAGCCTCCGCGGGTCAAATACAGCGATACGTTTTTACCGATGCTTTCCAGTATCCGATCACGATGCTTAGCCCATTCTTCCGGCGGCATGGTTTGGGTGTCCGGAGAGGGGGAATAAATAAGGATCGCTTCGCTGTCGGGAGTGGTCTCCCTGTTGGGTAAGAAAAAGGCCTCGTCGCAGGGGGGCGGGAAGCGCGGCATAAAATCACCTCGATTCATAGGTATGATTTGGGGAATTTGTCCTATGTGTGAGCTATTCGTTAAGCATAAATATTTAAACTTTTCCCTTGCTGTTGATAAGATTTATGATATTTTTGAATTAACATCGGCGGGAAAAGATTTTTTGGATGCAGTGAAAGAAAACCGAAAAAGTTTCCGCCGCCTTAAACGACTTGAAATACTCGAGTGGCTTACCACGGTCGTAGCCCTTGCAGCATTCATTAAATCCTTCTTCTTTTAGCTATCAAGATTTAATTAACGCAATAATTGCAATCCCTAGAATCAGCCATTGAACAAATTCATATAAGTCCGGAAGCTGATTTCTAAATTTATTCCACACGATATAATCCCTCCCCGCCGCCTATGGGCGGCTTTTTTGTTGCTTTTTTGGGTGCTGTGTGCTATTCTTTGGTTGTGCTCGTTTCAGTCGGATTGCCGTCCGGCTCGTTTCAGTCGGATTGCCGCCCCGACAGCCAACGCTAAATTAGGGAATGGAGGCAATACAATGAGGCCAATAGACATCGTGAGAGAATATTTGGGAGACCCCTATGTCGTAACCAGCATTGATCTTGAAGATGTAATCTATCGAAATTTGGGTAACGGGTATGAATTTGAGGTTTCTGGCATAAGAACGATTGATAGTACTTGTTCATTGTACGTATGGTCTGAAAACCCGCGCCAAATTGTTGGTATTTACAGGGGAATTAAGGGAAGAAAAAACCTGAAAGATCTTCTCGGTTTCTATGCGACTAAATATCAAAATCTGACCGACCAAATTCAGGTCGAACGCGAAGACTAAAAAGAATAAGTGCTAATTCTTTTTGCGTTATCCCTTTTTCGTCCAGCAGGTTTTCTAGCAGGGAAATCTGTTCCGAATTATCCGTTGTTAACTCAAACCTTCTCCATTTCATTTTTTACTTGTCTCCTTTTTCTTTGCCTTCATTCCCTAGCACAGCTACAATTATTATTTGTTGCGTTATGCAACATTACTGATAAAAAAAATAGATTCCAAATTGCTCATCAGGTATTTGTAAAAATTTCGCCAGAATTTCCGCTTGTGATAAAGAAAAGGGCCGTATATTATTGATTTTTTGATTAAATGTAGGCGTTCGGATCTTAAGCACCTTTGCGCAATTCTCTTGAGTTAGATTCATTTCCTTTATCCGGCCTTTAAGTTTTTGTGTGTTTACCAATTTTTCACCTCCAATTTGTAGCGTTATGCAACTTAACTTGCCCTAAGTATATACGCTTTCAAATGCCTTGTCAATAGCTCTGCGCAACTTTTTTAAGAAATATTTTAAAAATATGTTGCAAAGTGCAAATATGTGTGATATTGTAAGGATACAAGCTTGTGAGGTGAATATAATGGGAAACATTGTTCTTGGCTCTCGGATTAAAGCACGTCGCAAAGAACTGGACCTTACCCTCCAAAATATTGCAGATGAAATTGGCGTTGCTAAATCAACTATACAAAGGTACGAGAATGGAAATATTGAAACAATAAAATTACCGGTTGTGGAAGCAATTGCTAGAATTCTTAAAGTTAACCCATCCTATCTATTAGGCAAAACTGATAATAAGGAGCTCGTCACCACCGAGGGCGACGAGCTTCAGGAGTATCTGGAAGAATTGAAAAACCGATCTGAGATGCGAATGCTTTTTAAGTTGTCAAAAGAGGCAACGAAAGAAGAAGTGGAGCAGGCCGTAAAAATTATTGAGGCTCTCCGCAAGTAG